GTCATATCCTACACAAAAGGGGTAAGTATTACATAACCCATTTCAAAGAACTATTCAAGTTAGACGGTAAACCAACCAACATAGACGAGTCAGATATTGGTAGAAGAAATACAATTGTCTCATTATTAGAGCAATGGAATCTAGTTTCAGTTGTTGATAAGCAACAAATTTCTGAACCAAAAGCACCTTTGTCCCAAATTAAAATCATTCCTTTTAAGGAAAAAAACCACTGGAAATTAACCACTAAATACTCTATAGGGTCTAATTAACCCTAAATATACCTACGAATATCATAAAGGGTATTCGATAGGAGAAAATATGTTAGAATTCCTACAATGGATTATAGCATGGATTCAAGTGATACCTTGGTTGGTAATGGGTGCATCATTAGTTGCAGCTCTTACACCTACACCAGTGGACGACGGCTTAGTCAAGAAAGCTTATAAAGTTCTTGATTGGGTTGCACTTAATGTCGGAAAGGCCAAGGACTAAAAACCTAAATATTATTAATAATTGAGGAAATAATTATGGAATATATTGCGATATTATTATTCCTTGCAATAGTAGGTGGACTCTTATGGAGAGATACCTCCAAGAAGAAACCAGTAGTCAAAAAGACTGCAGTTAAAAAACCTTCGAAACCCGTGGTTGCAGACAAGAACAATAACGGTATTACTTCAAAGGCGGAATTGAAAAAACTTACTAAGAACCAATTAGTTGAATTTGCAGATAAGAAAAATCTCAAAATCAAAAAGAGTGGTTCAAAAGCAAGCGTAATAAACGACATTCATTCACAGCTCAGAAAGTGATTTTGAATACACACTAAGGGGACTTCAAGTCCCCTTTTTTAGGCCTACAACAAACTCAAAAGTATAAATAATGGTATGGATATGTTATCGTTTTTGAGTGAAGTAGGAGTCCCGATAGGAACTGCTGTAGTTATGGCGTTCTTTATCTTCCTAACTTTAAGATATATCCTTGAGTCAGTAGTAGGACAAGTGAATGGACTATACAATATTATAGGGTCATTGGAGTCTAGAGTTAGACAAATGAACAATGACATGATTAAGATAGATTTATTAATATCCTCGGCATTGGAACTCAAGCCCGATATCGATAGGATTGCAAGAGCAGAGAATTTTCTAGAGGACGGAAAGGTCGATGCAAGAAGAGATTAATGGACAAATTAGCACAATTAATTTCAGAGTTCGGATTCCCCGTAGTCCTTGCACTAGGAATGGGGTATTTCATTTATTTCGTTTGGAAGTTTGTAACGGAGGAATTGAAACCAACCTTAAGTAAAACAAACGGCAATCTCATAAAACTACTCGACCAAATCAGAATGTTAGATAATGATTTGATAAGACTTCAGCAGAAAGTCAATACAGTATTAGAGTATAAAGAAACTCAGGAAATATTACAAGACGCTGAGGAAAAGAAAGCTCTAGAGGAGAAAAAGAAAAAATGAGATTTGTATTACCAATATCTTTTTTAGTTTTAATTTTTAGTTTCACTGCACATGCAGATGAAATAGTTCATAAGTTTAAAAATCCAAGCTTCAGTGGAGTCGGAACTGGAGCCCATTATCTTACAATCGAGAATCAGGAGTTCTCGCGTAAGAAATCAATCGAAGATGCACTTGAGGCAGCGAGAAAAGCTGCAGAAAGAGAAGCAGAAAACACCACCCTTGCTAAATTTATCAGGAACTTAGAAAGCAGAATCTATGCTCAGTTTGCAAAACAATTAGTTGAATCTATGTTTTCAAACGACAATCCAGCAGGATTCGGTTCCTTTGCATTAGAAGGAAACATAATCACATGGGAAGTTATAACAGATGAATCAGGTGCAGAGTTTATTAGATTAACAATCGTCGCAGAAGACGGTTCTGAAACCATAGTTGAGATTCCAGTAGGAACAGGTAACTTTGGTCAAGACCCCGATACTGGTGGCGGTGACGGAGGTTCTTAATGTTAAGAGTAGGTCTACTGGCAATGGTCATTGCATTGTCGGGGTGTGCAAGTTTTCCGCAATGGAGTGAATCACCTCAAGACTGCGACCGCTGGAATGAAGGTTTTAGTAAAGACTTGTATTCAGGTGTCAAAAAACAATTATCAAGAAAGTATATTTGTGTAGAAAATCCAACAGTTGTAAAACTTCCAGCTTATGTTGAATTATTAAATTTACCACCAGCAGAAGAAAAACCTATAGTTGCAGTTTACAATATACTAGACAAAACAGGACAAAGAAAATCAGTTACTAACATTGCAAGTTTCTCTACTGCAGTTACCCAAGGTGCAACTGAAATGGTTATAGACGCACTTAAAACTGCTGGAGGTGGGACATGGTTCCGTGTCGTTGAAAGAAACGGTATAGACCATTTAGTCCGTGAAAGACAAATCATTCGTTCTGCAAGGTCAGATTATGCAAAGAAGACCGACCAAACGGATGAAGGGATACAACCTTTGCTATTCGCTGGAATAATTATCGAAGGTGGTATCATTGGGTATGATTCTAATATCAAGACTGGGGGTCGAGGCGCACGAACCCTCGGAATTGGTTTTAGTAGACAGTATCGACAAGACGCTGTCACAATCTCCTTGAGAGCTGTTTCAGTTCTTACTGGAGAAGTTTTATTAAATGTCCAAACTCGTAAGACCATTTTATCATATGGTTCGGGTGGAGATGTCTTCCGTTTCATTGAGGAAGGAACTCAACTCGTAGAAATCGAGGACGGAGTGGGTAATAATGAATCAGTGACTTACGCAACAAGGTCTGCTGTTGAGGCAGCCGTGTTGGAATTAATATACCAAGGACACGATAGAGGTTTTTGGGAAATAAAAGAGGTAAACGAAAATGAAGAAAATAATTAGTTTATGCATAATTGCATTAATGTCGACAAATATTCTTTTCGCACAAGCCACTGATGATAACGAAATTAAAATCACTCAGACTGGTGATACTCTAAAACTTTATATTGACCAAGTAGGATTTGGTAACAAAGTTGGTGGAGACGATGCAAGTGGGGGTTCCCTATCTGCAATGACAATCACGGGTTCAGGACTGGATTTAGATTTTGATTTTAACGGTAACCAAAATATATTATTCGGGCCACTGGTATCAGACGATTCAACAATCAAGTTGGATTTTACTGGTGATTCAAATAAGATAGATTGGAATATTGGTTATCAAGGTAGCACAGATGACTCAGATATCAACTTTGATGTTACTGGGTCTAGTAACCAGTTTGACCTTGACCAAGGTTATGGTTTAAGTGCAGAAAGACTAAATGCCGATTTAGTTTTAATTGGAAGCTCAAATATATTTGATATAGATTGGGAGTCCGATGATTTAACATGGAACTTTGATGTTACAGGTTCATCTAATAATATCAATACATTGCAGAATGACGGAGAGCAAACTTTAAACTTTACTCTAGAAGGTGATTCAGCTGATGTTGATATTAATCAGATTTCAGGTTCATGTGTAAGTGGTGCAGGCAATAGTTGTTCAACACCTAATGCAAACATCACATTGGATATTACAAGTGATAATGCTGTTATTCAAATCAATCAAAAAGATTCGTCAAACGATTCTTAGTTTGTTGTTATTCAGTGGAGTCAGTTATGCTGACTCCATTGGTGACATAGTTGAATCAACAGGTGTTGGTCAAATTGTTCGTAACAATGAAGCAACACAACAGTTTGTTGGTTATGGAATAGAATTATATGATGTTGCAGAGACCGTAAATGGTCGAATGAAAATAGAGTTCTTAGATGCAGAAGAACTAGACTTAATAGAACACACTGAAGTATACATAGACGAAGTATACTACGACCCAAACCCTTCACTATCAAAAATGTCCTTGAGAATGGTTCAAGGAACCGCCCGTTTTGCTTCGGGCAAAGGTAATAAAATAAAGAAAGCAAATATAGATATCAGCACACCGACAGCTCAAATTGCAATCAACGGCACAGATTTTACAACAACCATAGATGAACTCGGAAGAACATTGGTTATTTTGCTTCCCGATGAAGACGGAGTAACACCTTCAGGTGAGATAGTTGTATCAAATGAAGGTGGAAGTATAACATTAAATCAGGCATATCAAGCAACAATGGTGTCTACAAGAGAAACACCACCTACAAATTCAGTTGTTATTAATAACTTAACAACCTCTATGATAGACAATATGTTCATTGTATCACCGCCTCAGGAGGTTCAGGAGGCCGTAGAAGAACAAGCTAGAGAAGATATGAATGATGATTCAGGTGTATTAGATGTAGACTTTTTAGAGTTCAATGAACTAGAAAAGGACTATGACGACTATGCAGAAGACCCCGATTATGATGCAAGGGGTGGAAGATTAGATATAGATTTTTTAGATGTTGATTTTCTTGTAGATGTTTTAGATGTCGTAGAAGAATTAACAAGAACAACAGCCTCTCTTGAAGATAAACAAGCAACAAGTGGGGGAGTAAATTTACAGGGTGCAAGCTTTGGATTTAACAAAGATTCACAATATAATATATTTGAAGAAGACGGTAATCTAGTATTCTTCAGAGATGTAAATGGAATCATAGAAATTATCATTGCAAATGGTAATTCAGGTTTCATTAATACAAGAGTAGAAGGATACGAAGGTATCATAGAATTTGGAAATGGAGACCCAGCTATTCAAATCTTCATTAATCAATCTAACTAAATACTTATTTAAGGAGAAAATATGGACTACTTACACAAATTTTTATCATGGCATGAAGATTTGACTTATAAGTGGATAGAAAGACTTCAAATATCAGAATACCACGCAATGTGGATTGCATATGCAAAAGGTCTTATTTTAGGATTATTAATATGGTTGATTTTTTAAAGGGATTTAAAAAAACATTTTTCAAATACTGGGTTGCACCTTGGGCTCCATTTATGCTCATAGTTGCACCAGTATTTGCAGGCCCAACTGATGATAATCATATCCATGTAGAACAACTGAATGGAGGAGATAATGTAGAATTAAATCTCCAACAGTTAGGATATGGAAATACAATCAACTTCTCTTTTGACCATGCAAACAATGAATTTAATATTACACAATACGGAGTAGGTAATTCTGTATCATGGGTTTCATATTGGGGTTCAGGTAAATCATGGGGTGGTGATGTTGACGGTTCAGGTAATACTGAAACAGTAGTTCAATATGACGGTGCAACATATGGTAGACACATATGGGGTAATAATAATGAAGTAGATATCTATCAAAGTGGAGACCATACTCACAATTTAGATATCCATGTTGACGGTGTAACTCATGAGAATTGGCAAGAGGGAACAGGAACACATTACAGTCATGTATACTTCTATGGAATTTCAGACGATTCTGTTACAGATGTTATGCAAAAAGGAAGCGGTAATCATAATGCACAAATTAGATTACAAGGAACACAACATACAACTTTAAATCTTTTACAACAAGGTTCAACAAATCAATCATATACACTAACCCAAAACTGTTATACAGTTGGTGGTTGCACGGTTAATGTAACACAACAATAATGTATTCGTGGAAAACCGTCCTAGTAACCATAGGGTTACTATTCGGACTTAAAATATGGAATCCCTATCTCGTAGAAAATATCACATGGTCGTGGTTTGATTTTCTACACCAATCAAAAGAAATAGAACAAGTAGATAATATTGTTCTTGTCGATATAGACGAAAGGTCATTAGAAAAATATGGTCAGTATCCATGGCCAAGAAACATATATGCAGATATCATGTTTGATACTCATTACTCAAACACTCATGTATATACTCAACTATTCAAAGAACCCGATAGATTTTCAGGAGACGAAGCATTTGCAGAAGGATTAGTCAATCGGCTGAGTATACTTTCAGCTGCACCAACTATACAAAAGGACTCAGGGTCAGCACCATATGTCAGGACTTCCGTGTTTGGGGGTGGAGATATATCAGAACACATATGGAACTTCTCAGGAATATCTTCACCGATACCGATACTAGAACAAAATTCATATGGTTCAGGTGTTACAGTTACAACTCCAGCTGTAAATGGAACTGCAAACTTTGACGGAACAGTTCGTTCTGCACCGTTGATTATATCTGCAAATGGTGTTGTATATCCTTCCGTTGCACTAGAAGTTCTTCGTGCAATGTTTGACCAAAAGAATTATCAAACTAAAGTTACAGACGAAGTAGGAATAGAATGGATTAGAATAGGAAGACAACCTCCTATTGAAACAACTCCTACTGCAGACATTATGATATCATATTGGAATGAGTTTCAAAGAATATCTGCAGTTGATTTACCTAAGTCAGATATTCAGGGTAAGATTCTTGTTTGGGGTCTGACAGCTGAGGGTCTGAATAATCCAGTTTCAACCCCAGTGGGTGTAATGTATCCCCATGAAGTTCAAGCCAATATCCTCCACTCCGTCTCCACAGGAGTTCTAATACAACAATCCTACTATCTTGAATTTGTATCTCTCGTTCTTCTTCTGATAGTCCTTCTAGGAATATTGGTAGTGGTTTACAGACTTCCCACAATTTACTCGGGGATAGTGAGTCTAGGTATTGTTGGATTTCAGGTGGGTGGGGGTCTCTATTGGTGGTCTTCATCTCTCGTTCTTTTCGATACTTTCTACTCATCGATAGCCTCCATAATTGTTTTCGGACATGCTTCCTTCAACAAATATTATAAGACCTATCAACTCAAAGAACAAATTAAGAAGCAGTTCCAAAAATATTTATCTCCCGACATGGTTGACGAACTGGCTAAAAACCCCGAAAAATTGAGACTTGGTGGAGAAAGAAAGGAAATGACCTTCATGTTCATGGACATATGTGGGTTCACTCCTATATCAGAAGCTTATAAGAACAAAGACGACCCCGAAGGATTAGTAGACTTGATAAACAAATTTTTAGATGTCCAAACCAAGATTATAATAAATAATAAAGGAACAATCGACAAATACATGGGCGACTGTATAATGGCATTTTGGAATGCTCCCCTTGATTGTGAAGACCACGCAGACCTCGCCGTTAAATCTGCACTTGAAGTATTACAAGCAACTAAAGAATTAAATGAAGAACTTTCTCCTCTCAATCTCCCTCCTATTAATGTCGGCATTGGTATCAGCACAGGAGAATGTATTGTCGGAAACATGGGGTCAGAAGTTAGATTTGACTATTCCGTCATTGGAGATGCCGTCAACCTTGGGGCTCGACTCGAGGGTCAAACACGAAATTATGATGGGGTGGACTTGTTGTTATCGGAAAGAACTTATCACTGCTGTCCATCACGAAGCTTTATGGAAGTCGATAGAATACTCGTCAAGGGTAAATCAGAGAAAGTTCGAATATACACACCGTTGGGAACTGATTGACCACCCTTCTAATTTAGACTGGACAGTGTTTGTCTTCTTACAAGTTGCTGATGTATGGTCAACTTATCGTGGTTTAAAATACAATTGTGTTGAAGAAGCAAATCCATTGTTTGGTAGGCAACCTTCAATCAGTGATATGACACTTACTAAGTTTGCAGTATTGACACCAGCAATTCAATACGATAAAAAGAATGGTAATCTAAACAAGGCAACCATTAGGTCAACAAATGCTTTCATGGCAATTGTCATTGGTAATAATATGAATGTAATAAACAGAGCAGATAGATTATGCCAAAAAAAATGAAAAAGCCCCTTGATTAAATCATAAAAGACCCTATATAATATAGTAGAGAACTTCAAAAGAGCTCGGATTATCAATCGGAGAAATAATCTTCAAAAGAGCTCGGTTCTCACACCTAATGCTCAATAGAGGTTAGGATATATTAAACTTGCTAAATTTAGGAGAAAAATATGACGCATTTAGATATATTTGGTCAATTCAGACCGTTCGCAATTGGATTTGATAGATACTTCGAAGACTTGGAGAGACTTCAATCCCACACTAATACTAACTACCCACCTTACAATGTTGTAAAGGAAGACGATGAACATTTCACCGTTGAACTTGCAGTTGCTGGTTTTGGTAAGAAAGATATCTCTATTACTAAAGAGAAAAATCTACTTATCATTGAGGGTAAAACAGAAGAAGATTCTAAGGACTTTGTCCATAAAGGATTAGCTTCTAGAGCATTCAAGAGAAGTTGGACTCTTGCAGACGATGTTATAATCGAAGGTGCAGAGTTAAAAGACGGTATCTTGTCTGTTAAGTTAGAGAAGGTTATTCCCGAAGAGGATAAACCAGTCACTATAAAAATTTCTTAAACCCTATTTACAGATTAGACCTTTGGTGTTATACTGAGGGTCTAATCTTATATAAGAGGAGAAATTATGTTATCAGTCGGTGACAAATTCCCTGCCTTCTCACTACAGGGAATCAATGAAAATAATGAATTTGTGAGAGTTGAAGTAGATGAAAAATATCCACCATCTAACCATGACTGGTCAGTAGTTTACTTTTATCCAAAAGACTTTACCTTTATATGTCCAACAGAGATTGCTGGTTTCGATACTTTAGTCGACCATGCAAATGTCATTGGAATCAGTGGAGATAATGAGTTCTGTAAATTAGCATGGAAACAAGAGAATGAATTGATAGGTGATATCAGACATACACTTGCAGCTGATTGTGGACTAGGATTATCACATACATTAGGTATCGTCAATAACGAAGAAGGTGTTTGTTATCGTGCAACATTTATCTTTGATAAAGAGAGAACTATCCAACATGCATCAATCAATGCATTAGACACTGGTAGAAATCACAATGAAGTTCTAAGAACTTTAAAAGGATTACAAGCTGGTGGTCTTACAGGTTGTGAGTGGAACGAAGGAGATGACTTCGTTGCATAAAACTTCAAAAACCCTCTAGTCAATGTCTCTATTGTCAGTGTATAATAGAGACATGACTTACTTTCAATACAATTTAAAAGACCTACAGGAACGCAGTTCCAAAAAAGAATTCAACTATATCACATTTTTTGCAGGCGGTGGTGGTTCATCGTGTGCATATAAACTCGCAGGTGGTGATGTCAGATACATGAATGAGTTCCAACAGATTCATGTTGACACATATCTAGAGAACTTTCCTAACACTGTTCACCAGTGTAAAGATATCAAACAAGTTACAGGTAAAGATATCATGGAACTTACTGGACTTAAAAAGTTTGAGTTAGATATCTTAGACGGTTCTCCACCTTGTCCACCATTCTCTATGGCTGGAACTAAAAGAGAAGGTTGGGAACAAGAGAAGATTGCATATGGAATGAAACAACAAAACATTGAAGACCTAACATGGGAACAAATTAGAATCACTGGTGACCTTATGCCTAAGGTTATTGTATGTGAGAATGTAAAAGGTCTATCAATGGATTATGCAAGAGACCACCTAAACAAAATGGTAAGAGATTTTGAAGCACTTGGTTACTCAGTAACATGGAAAATCATGAAAGGACATGAACATGGAGTTCCTCAAAAGAGAGAAAGAGTATTCATTGTTGGTGTTAGAGACGATGTTTTAGATGCAATTGGAATGCCTTTTATGTGTTTGAGTGGATTATTTCCACAACCAAGTGATGAAAGAACACGTATCGGGGAAGCAATTGACGATTTGCAAACAGACCCCGAAAATATAGAAGACGCAAAATACTTAGAACAAGCAATGATTGATAGTTCAAAAGGTCATTGGGTTCATGGATTTGAAAAACACCCCGACCCCGAACTAGAACATTGCACACCATGTAAAGGTGTTGACGGAGTGAACGGAGATAATCTATCTTACATTTCTGTTGGAGACCACATAGTAAAACCTTGGTATCAAGAGAATATAAGATTAGGTAATATCCCACCCGAGAATGAAAAACATTCTTATTATATGTCAAGAATTGTTCCAAGTCATTTACCAGCTCATTCCCTAACAGAACAAGGGTGTCAACCTAAGTTCATGGGTGGTAATCATTTTCATTATAGTGGGAAGAGAATATATACTCCTAAAGAAATGGTGAGACTTATGACTCTTCCTAACGATTACAAAATGACTGGTGACTATAATGATAAGGGTGCAAGAATAGGATTAATGGTGGCACCATTATGTTTATACTATCTTGTAGAGGAAATTAAAAAACAGATTTTAGAACCATGGAATACACTGCAACAAAAGACTTAGGATTTAAAGAAACCTTCGACAAATGGAACGGTAAATTTCTTACCGAAGATTCCTATGACGAAGTCGTAACTTCAAAAGGAGTTGACGCAGATATAATTAAGATTTACAAACCACATGCAAGTCTTGGTGAGAAACCTTTACTTGCAGCCATAGTAAAAGGTCATGTCAAAAATGAAATAGAAATCAAAGATACTTTGTTTTCAATTGACGATGTATCTACTATGAGAGCAAATGCAGCTGGGCCAATCGACCACGAAGAAATGAAAAAGAAAGGATTGATTGAAGGAGTCCACTACAAACTTAGAACACCTAATTCATATTATCCACTTAAAAAGAATGGTAAGTTCAATCGTATTGCAGAAGCAAATGCAATACATTCAGTTTTAATCGGATACAAAAGAGGAAGATTTACTGGAATGATTGGTGCCAGTGGTTGGATGGAAAAAGTAAAGAACCAACCTAAGTGGGAAATACTAAAAAGAATTGCACCATTAAATGAGAGTGCATTAAAGAAAGCTGCCCCCGATGTATGGAGAATGCAAAGAACTTTTGCAGATAACCATATTGAAAGTAAGTATCATATCGGGGGCGCACCTATAACAGCTCTTTCTGCAAATAGATATTCTACAGAAGGAACTGCAAAAATGTCTGCTCATGTAGACGGAAAGGATTTAGAATTTGGTTTGACTACAATGTGCGTATTCAGAATCGGTGATTACAAAGGTGCATACCTTACATTCCCTAGATATGGGATTGCAGTAGACGCTGACGATGGTGATGTTATCATTGCAGATTCAAACGAATTACATGGAGTTACACCTATCAGTGGAAACGGGGTGAGACTATCATGTGTTGCATATTGTGATGAACATGTTGCAACAATGGGTATCGCAGGTAAATCTGAGAATCCAATCGGGCCCCATAATAAAGATAAACATGGGTCGCTCGATGAATTTTTATAAACCGTTGTATACTGGGTATGAAGGTATACGACAAATTGCACAAGGAGTATAACTATGCAGTTAAATTATGATATAGAGAGAAGCAGAAAAGCTTACCCTCCCATTACTGGTAATGGAATCAAAAAAAATCTCGGGAGACAGGACGGCCCGTTGTCTAAATTGGTAACAACAGACGAAAATGGTGTTCTAAAACAACCAAGGCAAATTGCTTTGGAAGACAACCAATATGGAATCGTTAGAGACTTTCAACAATTTGGAGTTGATTACACTAAAGAACCTATGGTTGTTGAAGAGAGAGGTGACGGACAACTCGAACTCATTTCGGGTTTCGGAAGACTTTCCGCGTTACTATCAATGGGTGTCAATAGATACTTTTACGAAGTCTTACAATTTGAGTCTCCAAAAGACAAAATCAAATGGAAAAGACGATTCAATACTGGAGAAGACCATAGAAAACAGGGAACTCCAAATACACTAGACACATACAAAAAAGGTTTAGTGGAAATGAAAAATGAAAATTGTATCAATTGGAGAGATGACGATGTTTGTAGAGCAGAAATCAGAGATATGGCTGATGGAACTCTTTCAGATACAGATGTTGAAGTTGTATTGAAGAGATTCAGACAGAGTAATACTAGAGAAGAAAATGTTGTAGGATATACAACACCCGAAGCAAACAAAAAAGCAAAACAATTAGGACAACCAACTAAAGGTTATGTTAAAAATACTTCTAATCCTGCTTGGGATAGAAGTGGTTTTGTGAGATATGAAGGTAACTTTAGTAGTAAAATCTATGACATAGTAAATCTTTATGATAACTATGGTGCAAAAATTGAAATCGTAGGTTTCATACAGAATCCAATTCACGACAAAATTGGGAAACAAAGAAAAGATTATCTCAAAGCTTTCAACAGAGCAAAAGCTTGGATGAAAAAACATCTAAAGCCTGAGTATCATGACATAGTCGTGTTCAAAGGTTTTCTTCCACAAATTACAACTGCCGACCCAAATCAAGGTGGTTTACCTAGGGAGAGAGATTTAGTATTATGATATTTCTAATTGGGGGAATACCATGTTCGGGTAAGTCAACACTTACCCGAAATCTCATTAGTCGTTTACCCGACCCAGTTGACATTGAACCTATGCCTTTATTTAAATGTCAATTACATGATAACATATTAGTTGTAGGAAGATATCCCGAAGGAGAAACCTTTGGTGGAACAGATAAATTATCTCATGGTTCTATACCACAATTCAGAACATTTATAGACGATATAAGTCCTCGTTATAAACATACTATTATAGAAGGAGATAGATACTTTCGTAATGAAGACATTGAATGGTTGTTAGATAACCATGAAGCTGAAGTCTATATACTTACCGTTGATTTAGAAACTGAGAAAGAAAGACACAAACTTAGAGGAGATACTCAGTCAGAAGTTTGGTTACAAGGTAGAAGAACTCAGATTGATAATATCAGAAAGAATTTTAATCTCATGGATAGATTAATCATTCATGAGAACTATGATATACAACAATCAATGAAATTAGAGGATTACATTTATGGCAAAATTGTTCGGTGAAACATATAGAGTCGTAGAGAATCCTCATGAAAAGGACGCTGCAATAGAAATTATTGACGGTGAATGGAAAGATTTAGTATACCAATACGGTAAAGTAGAATTTGTCGAAGGTAAGAATCATTTAAATTTTGAGAGAACAATCCGTAGATTACCCGAAGGTGGTAACATGGACGAACTCCTAAATAATAGTGAATTGAACAACCTTATGGGAGACATTCTTGTTGAACTTATGCAAGAACAAATCGAGAGAGAAAAAGAAAATGAACTTAGAGAAACTAAAAGAGCAGATTAAAAGACACGAAGGTGAAGTCCTTGAAATTTACGAAGACTCACTAGGATACTTAACATTAGGTGTAGGACACCTAATTCAACCACATGACCCCGAACACGGTCAACCAGCTGGAACTCCAGTAAGTCAAGAAGTAGTAGACGAATACTATGCAGTTGACTTTGATAAACACTTAGTTGAAACTGAACATGTTGTTGGTAAAGATGTATTTGACGGATTACCTTCAGAGATTCAAGAAGTATTAGTTAATATGTGTTTTAATCTAGGTGGAACTAGACTGGGTAAATTCAAGAACATGTTGAATGCAGTTGAAGACCATGATTGGGAGAGAATGGCAGTTGAAATGGAAGATTCCCGTTGGTTCAAACAAGTTGGTAGAAGAAGTATAGAACTACAGGAAATAGTTAGAAGTGTTTAGTCCTATGGCTGATTATGAAGTAAAGTGTATCAGATTAAACACTGGTGAAGTTATCATGGGGTTTACAAAAGTTCTGAAAAATCTGAACTATGAAATCATAGAACCTCAAATAATTTTAACTACAGCTGACCAAGGAAAAATGGAAGTAAACTTTGCACCATGGATTCCGTATGCAGCTGATTACGAGTTTGTAATTGAAAAATCTCAAGTGCAAACAATATTTAAACCAAGACCTCAACTAGAAACAAATTACAAGGTTGCAACTGGTAACAATGTAAGAGGTCAAATTCAGAAATAGTATGAGTAGAGAATCATTATTGAAAGCATTAAAATCACAATACCGTGGAGAAATGGATATTGCACTTGCAAACATAGAAGTGTATCAAGGTAATCCAGCTGGTATTGGTGAACACCCCGAGGTTGCACAAGCACTTGATACTCAAATCGAGAAGTATGCAACTGCAAAAGAAAAATACGAAGCAGTCGAAGAATTATTGAACGATTACCCACAAAGGACATTGACAGAATAGTATACTTTGTAGTATAATAACTACATGGATTTCTATACAAATGTTTGTCGGACTAGAGACAAGATTCTAGTAAAAGGTTACAAAGGTCGAAAGCAAATCAAACTTGCAGTCGACTATCGACCTAATCATTATATCCCGTCCAAGAAAGGAGAAACAGCTTATCGTGCATTAGACGGTAGACCTCTTGAGGTAGTGAACCTCAACTCCATGGGTGGTGCAAGAAAATTCAGAGAGAGATACAGTGGTGTCGAAGGATTTGAAATCCATGGATACGACAGATATATCTACACTTACATTGCAGATAAGTTTCAAGGTGATATAGAGTTTGACCCTAAACTTATTAAGGTTGCTTCTCTTGATATTGAGTGTGAGTGTGAAGACGGATTTCCCGAACCTATTCTTGCAAATGAAAAGGTCAATGCAATATCAATCAAACCATTCGGAAAAGAAACTGTAGTATTTGGTATCGGCCCATGGGAACATAATAGAACTGATATAATATATCACAACTGTAAGAATGAACCCGAACTTCTTTTGAAGTTTATCAAATACTGGAGAATAGAATCTTTTGATATCATTACTGGTTGGAATGTAAACAGTTTCGATATCACATATCTTTGTAATCGTATTGATAAGATTATCGGAGAGGACGAACACAAAAAACTATCACCATGGAATCAATCAGATGTCAGAGAGTTTACTTCTTTTGGATATCAGAAACAAATGGTATTCAATCTATACGGTATCAATGTTCTTGACTATCTAGAACTATATCGTAAACATACATTCGTAAATCAAGAATCATACAAACTAGACCATATTGCTCATGTCGAACTCGGTAAAGGGAAACTCGACTATTCAGAGTATGGAAATCTACATACCCTTTACCGACAAGACTATCCTAAGTTCCTTGAATACAATGTCCAAGACGCTGTATTGGTTGAGGAACTAGAGGAGAAACTTGGACTAATCGAACTGGTTCAAGCAATGTCCTACAATGCAAAGTGTAATTACAATGACACTTTTGGAATGGTGAAGTATTGGGAAACTATTATATACAACTTCCTAAAAGAACAGAACATACAAACACCACCACAAAAACTCAAGACTGGTAACGATAAAAACAAACCTATCATTGGTGCCTATGTAAAAGAACCATTGGTCGGTGGACATAACTGGGTTGTCTCTTTTGACTTGAACTCACTGTATCCACATATCATTATGCAATACAATATCAGTCCCGAGAAAATGGTCAAAGGATACAAAGAAGATGTATCGATTGAAAGATTACTCAACAAACAATGTGACCTATCATATCTCAAACAACAGAACAATACAGTATGTCCTAACGGAACAAAGTTCTCTAGAGAACGACAAGGATTCCTTCCCGAACTCATGGAAAAATTCTATGACGAAAGGAAAGCATGGAAGAAGAAAATGATTGAGTATCAAGTTGAACGAGAATCATGCAAAGACGCAAAACGAAGAAGACAACTCGACACTCTAATCAAGAGAGCAAACAACAATCAAATGGTTCGTAAGATTGCACTGAACTCAGCTTATGGTGCTTTGGCAAATCAATACTTTGCATTCTTTTCTATTGACCTTGCAGAGGCAATCACTACCAGTGGTCAGTTGATTATTCAGTGGTCAGAAAGAACTATCAATGACTTCATGAACAAGACTCTAGGAACAGAGAACGAAGACTTTGTGATTGCAATGGATACTGATTCAGTCTATATCACTATGGACAAACTAGTTCAGAAAGTCCTTCCCGAAGAAACAGACAAGACCAAGATTATTGATTTCTTGAACAAGTCCGAAGGTATGTTTGAGAAAGTTCTTGCAGACGGATTTGACGAACTTGCAGAATACACAAATGCATTTCAAAACAAAATGGAAATGGGGAGAGAGGTAATCGCTGACCGTGGTATTTGGACTGCAAAGAAAAGATACATTCTAAATGTCCACGACAACGAAGGTGTAAGACTTGCAGTTCCAAAACTTAAGATGATGGGTATCGAGACTGCAAAGTCTTCTACACCACAATGGGTCAGAACAAAACTTACAGAAGCTTTCAAGGTTGTCATGAGTGGAACTGAACAAGACTTATGGGAGTTCGTAGAAACTGCACGAAAAGAGTTTCGTAACTTACCACCCGAAGAGGTTGCATTCCCTAGAGGTTGTAAGAACCTTGCACAATACAAAGATACAACAAACATATATGGTAAAGGAACACCTATCCATGTCCGTGGTTCTCTTCTATACAATCACCACCTTGCACAAAAGAATGTGGACATGAGGTATGAGAAGATAAAGAACGGAGAGAAGATTCACTTTACTTATCTAACAACACCAAATCCTATCAATGAGAATGTCATATCATTCATGAATGTCTTACCAAGAGAGTTTGACCTCCATAGGTTCGTAGACTATGATATGCAGTTTGACAAAGCATTTGTTGAACCATTGAAAGTTGTCGTAAACTTAATCAATTGGAATGTAGAACCAGTTGCAAGTTTAGACTCCTTTTTTGGATAAATAACAGTAATGGCATATAGTAAAGAAGTAGTAGAACGATTTGAGTCAGTTCTAAATAACCCCGAAAAACATGCTGTTGGAAGATTCGACCCCAACGACCCTATGGTTGCAACAGGAATGGAAGGAGCTCCAGCATGTGGCGATGTTATGAAACTTCAATTGAAGTTAGACCTAGACGAAAGAATCATAGATGTAAAATTTAAAACATATGGTTGTGGTTCTGCAATTGCATCATCAACAACATTCGTAGAAATGTTAAAAGGTAAAACTATAGAAGAAGCAAAATTAATCAAAGATAAAGATATTGCAGCGATACTAGATTTGCCTCCAATTAAATTGCATTGTTCTGTTCTTGCAGAAGGTTCCATTAGAAGAGCTATCGAAGACTGGGAAAAGAAATCTGCACATAGGAAACACAATCAACATGTATGAGTATAAAGTAAGTATATCAAAAGTCGTAGACGGCGACACCGTAGATGTAGATATCGATTTAGGATTCGGTATGGTCTACAAAAAACAAAGAGTTAGAATGGTAGGAATCGATACGCCAGAGTCACGAACAAGAGACAAAGTAGAAAAACTATTTGGTAAAGCTTCTAAAAAACATTTAAAAGGTTTATTAGAATCTGCAGAATTTGTAACTCTAGTATCACATGACAAAGGAAAGTTTGGGAGAATCTTAGGAACCTTATATGCACACCACGCTGACGGTCACCCAGTATTCGGAGTAAAAGTAGATATCAATCAAGAAATGATTGCAGACGGACATGCAGTTCCGTATACTGGAGAAAATAAAGATTTAGTAGAACAACAACACTTGGATAATAGAAAGAGAGTTATGGAAAGTGGTGCAGTTACCCAAGAGCAGATAGACAAAGTATCATGATAATAACAATAATGGATTTGTTTTATATCTTTATGATTGCAGTAATCTTTGGATTTATAATCCATTTAGAAGCTCAAATGTCAATGGTGAAAAAAATGATGGAAGAACATGTAAGAACAGACGATTCCATAAAAGAACTTTGCCATAAATTAAATCAAAACCCTATTGACGAATAACCCTCTATATATTATACTGAATAGTATAAACATTATGAGAGGTGTATATGTCATTTATTAAAGACTTAGTAAAAGCATCAGGTAACGAATATGCAGATATCGTTGCAGAAGGTGTGAGTGCTGGAGATGTAGATTCCTTCATTGATACAGGAAGTTATATCTTTAATGCATTATTGAGTGGTTCACTATATGGTGGATTACCTAAAAACAAAATCACTGCAATCGCAGGAGAATCAGCAACAGGTAAAACCTACTTTGCACTTGGAATGTGTAAACAATTCCTTGACGATAATCCCGAAGCTGCAGTAATCTATTTCGAATCTGAATCTGCAATCAGTAGACAAATGATTGAGGATAGAGGAATCGATTCAAACAGAATTGTTATCGTGCCTGTGGTAACCGTTCAAGAATTTCGTAAACAGGCAATCAGCATACTTGATAAGTATCTTGAAACTCCAAAAGATAAGAGACCACCAATGGCAATGTGTCTTGATTCTCTTGGAATGTTATCAACTACAAAAGAGATTGAGGACACTGCAGAGGGTAAAGAAACCCGAGACATGACTCGAGCTCAAGTTGTTAAAGGTGCATTCAGAGTGTTGACCCTAAAACTTGGTAGGGCAGGAGTCCCTATGATAGTGACTAACCACACTTATGATGTGATTGGTTCTATGTTCCCTCAGAAAGAAATGGGTGGTGGAAGTGGTTTGAAATATGCAGCCTCTTCAATTATCTATCTTTCAAAGAAAAAAGAAAAAGAAGGAACAGAAGTGGTAGGAAATATCATACACTGTAAGAATGCAAAATCTAGAGTGACAGTGGAGAACCG